CCGCTTTGCAACAGCCTGTTGCACTTCCGGGGGCAATTTAACGAACGTGGCCAAAACCGCAGGCGACCATGAAGCAGGGGCGCGGATGACGAGCATTGCAGCAGGGTCCGCGACTGCCTCCGAGGGCTGGTCGGGAGTATCTTGCACCATTTCGGGCGCTTTGGCAATAAACTTGCCGTCTGGCCCGCGAACGCGTCCGTCCGATGCCTTTTCGCCGTCATCATGGGGCGTTTCAGCCTCGATAACCGCTTCCGGCGCAACCGCCACTTCGTCAACGGGCGCAGGCTCAGGGGCGTTGCCGCTCACCTCTGCCATTGCCGCCCGGATGTCGTCTTCCATATCGCTCATAGTCTGGCCTCCACCTGATCCATAGCCGTCTTGATGTCCTGCTTAAGTTCGCGGTCAGACAGCACAGGCCGCGCGCTTGGTTTAATCTTCTCCGCACCGACAATCTCGCAACCGGCGTCACGAACACCGCGCTCATAGGCAGAGCGGCTGTCATACACTAGGCCGTTAGCATGGTTCATGATCGGGTCCATGCCGTCAGCACGAACGTAGGGCATCGGCAAATCAGACCGGGCCTTGCGGAACTGCTCTAGGCAAGTGCGCGGCCATGCGGCTACGTCGTGAATGTCACCGCAGGCTTGGCATTTCCGGTAGGTCGCACGGCTCATTCAATCACCGCGTATTGGCGTTCAGGAGCATCCCAAACGCATCAACGTCCAACGAACGCGCGTTGGCAGAGGTCGGGATGATGTGGAAACCTGGCAGGAGCGCGGTCGTGTTGATCGGCATATTGCCCGTCACTTCAATCTCAGTCCCGCCATTGACGGAGAAGCCCAACACAATCTCACTCACGCGGCGCAGTTTGAGATTGACCCAAGCGTCAGCCGCAGCGGCCACGCCCGTATCAGTCCGTGTCTCGACGCTGGATACGCGTCCAACGCCAAACCAGTTCGTATCCGCAGACAGTTTCTCAAAATACGCGCCGTTGGCCGCAGTCGCAGACGTGAAATCGCTAGACAGCCCAATGCGGATGTCCATGCTTGCAATCGTCGTCGGCACACGAACAATCCAACTGATTTCATCTAGCTGCTCGAAATTCATATTGGGGGTTGCACCGCCACCACCGGGATAGGACGATGCAACGGTCGTCGATACAGCCGTTGATGTCCGACGACAGATGCCGGGGTGATTGGTCACGGCATTAATGAGGTTCCACGTTCCGCTAGTGAAACCCCACCCAAGCTCACCAATCTCGCCCGATTCCGTCGAGGCGAACAGGAACTCATCGAAGAACGCCGGAGCGATTGACAGGTCAGCGATGCCACCATCGCCAGCAATGTAGCGAGCCGCAGCCCGTCGCACGACTTCGTTGAACGGAAGCCCAGACACGTCACCACCGATATACATTGCAGCCGCCTGATAAAGGATTTCGTTAAGGGTTTGGTCAGTCATTACGCAAATCCTTGGGGAGTTGGGTCACGGGATAGGGCCGCAGCCTTCACCTGAAGCTCTTGGCCTTTGAGGTTGAGTTCAGCCATGCCAAGCTGGCCTTCCATTTGGGTCCGCTGCTGCTCGATCTGAGCCTGCATCTGGGCGGTCTGTGACTTGAGTTGCTCGACTTGCATTGCGCTATCATCGGGCGGCGGCGGTCCTGGTTGCTGAACAGGCGGTGCGGCCTCTGCCTGCTCAAACACCTTGTCAATCACATCTTCCATCGACCGGCTGACATTGAACGTGCGAGCGCCTTGCTTGAGGATTTCAGCAAAGAGCGGGGCCGTGTATGGCGCAATCGAAACGATGCCAGCCGCAGCGGTCATCAGGTTGACAATCGCGCCCGTGAACTCGGTAAAGGCCATCTTGGCCGCGTTCTCATCCGGCTCGACCGTCGAATCAGTCTCAACGTCAATGCGGAACGAACGCAGCGCGTCATTGCGGAGAAGGGCCTGCACGTCTTCCCACGTCGGCTGGGCCATCAGTTCCATGATGTCAGGGCTTGGCGGGGGCGGAGGAGGAGGAGGTTGCCGACCCTGCTCTTGCGCCGCTTGCGCTTGGCCTTGATAAATCGTGGCTTGCTGCTGCATTTGCATCTGAATCGCCGTTTTCTCAGCAGCAGTCATTAGCTTCACGTTCGTCATCGCCTTCAGCGTGTCGATGCTGAAATGCTCCGCAATAATCTCAGCCTTCAGCCGGATGGCGTCACGGCAGAACCGTTGCAAATCGCGTTGACGGTCACGAACACGCAGCGAACCCCACTGGCCTTTCAGCCGTTGAGCCGTTGCCGTCTCGTTGGGATTGCTCTCACCCCGAATGATGTCTGACAGGCCGGTGATCTGGTAAATGTCGTTCAGGACTTGCGAGCGGGCCTCGTAACAGCCTTTCAGCACCTGAATGACCATATCGACCGGCACCCACTCGATAAGGCCGCGAACGCCGCCCTTCTCTTTCCACAGGTCGAACGTGTCGATTGGGATTAGCTTGTTCTCGTTACCCGGCGAGAAAACCAGTTGAAGTTCGCGGTTGGCCTCCCCGGCATACACACCGACCATCCGCAGCGCATCTTGCAGCTTGCCGATACGGGCAGTCAGTTCGTCCAGTTCGTCGGCTTGGTCCTGATACTGGACGTAATCCGCAACCGGGATCGTGCTGTCATTGGCCGTCGTGGCATTGAGCGGAGGCGGGCAAGGGAAGAAGTTGGTAAGCCCTAGCGGGTCTTCACGCTTGTCCAGCACACCGCCCGTGTAGCCCTTGCAGACCCAATAGGCCGTCTTCGTGGGCTTGTCCCAAATCTCATAGACCTCGCCCGTTTGGCTGGACTGCTTCTGGGCATCCGATGCCGTGTCCGTGCCGGTCGAGGTCGTCGTGATCGGGACGTTCTTGGCCATCTCAGCGCCAAAGCGTTCCGTCAGTTCAGCCCTTGTCATGTAGACGCGCCGACCGACCCACCGGACTTCCGCCCATTCACGCGCCGGGTTAGTCAGCCAATCTTTCCATGAAACGTGGTCGCACTGGACTTCCTCGTAAACGACTTCCTCTGTCGCTTCCGGCGTCTCGACCTCGCCAACCTCGTTCCGGTCGTCGTCCTGAACGCCTTCGCCCAGTTCGTAATCCTGTTCCGCGTTCACCTCGCGCATATGCGGGATGTAGCGCACCCACACCTGGCCACGGCCCGGCAGCAGATAATCCAGAACGCATAGCTTCACGCGTCCGTCAAAATCATACTGGTCGAGGCTAAACCCTAGCGCCCGCTCCAGCACGTCAGACGCAATCTTGCCGACTGGGTCTTCGTCACGATAACGGCGATCCACCATCGGCTTAGGCTGCTTGGCATAGATGGCAGGCTGAAGGGTCGAGACGTTAGACCACAGGATAGCAAAGCGGCGACGTTCATAGCCTACAGACGGACGGCCACCACCACGAGCGCGGTTCTCGTTCTTGAACCGCCTGACGATGATGTCGCCAGCCTTCCACCACGGCTGCAACTCGCGCTCAGACAGATTGATTTCCTCAATCCATTTGGTAACGAGGTCGATGCCGTCTTGATTTTCAGGTTCGTCGGGAAGCATAGCCCCTCGCAAGCGTTCAGGGGAACATATCGTGCGCGGGTCCGCTTGTCGATAGAACGATCATGCGCGTTCGTAACCCGTATGCACCGGCTGGTTAGCTAACAGGTCATCCCACGTCATATCACGGATGCCCTTGATCGGCGCGGCAACCGCTTTGGCTTCCGGCTTAATCTCACGATAGGCCATCGCTAGGTATCGAAACGCGTCCGCAGCGTGGCTAGTCCAATCGTGCTTTGGCCCATCACGGAACACACGGGCCTTGTCGTCATAGTCCGCACGATACTGGCGCAGGCACTCAAGCCCGGCCTTGCACTTGTCACGGTCAAACCAGATGCGCGGGAACAACACCCGGCCTGCGTTGATGCCGTCCAGAACCTTGTGATTGGGAACCAACTTAGGCTTAAGCTTGAGCGTCAGCATCGTCTCGATCCTGGTGCGGCCCGTGCCTAGCTCCCTGACCCGCGCGTCATGCGGCACCCAGTCCGTTTCGTAACGGTAAGGCTTAGCCTGCAAGACCTTGGCATAATGCTCAATGCTTTCGCCGCTGGCCTCATAGAAGTCTATCACCCGTATCTCAGGCCCGACCGCCTGCCAGAACCAAATGGCCGTGCTGTCGCCTATGCCCAAGTCCCATGTGGTGTAAACCGGCAGCGCAGGGTCATACGGAACGTCTGTGATCCGTCCAGCCCGTTCGCTCTCAGCCATGTCCTTGCCGTAGTAAGCGCCGATGATTGCCGCTTCGAACGAGCATTCGAACTCTTGCTCATACTGCTCAGGCGTCATTTCCCTTGCAGCCGCGATTAGCTCGCTCTGCGGCAGGATCAGCGTTTCAGAGGCTGGCAGGAAGAACGGGAACCAGTCAGGGTCGGTCTTGGCTCGCTCGAACAGGTCAAAGAACGCATTGCGTCCCTTTGGCGTTCCGATGAACGTAGCTGTTCCCTGCCGGTCAGCCAGCATCGGGCGAATGATTGAGCCAAAAATGCCGGGATACATATCGGCGTATTCGTCCAGCGTGGCATCATCTAGGTAGCCACCACGCAGGGCATCCGGATTGTCAGCACCGTAAATCTTGATGCGCTTGCCGCCGATTAGCTCGACATACAGTTCTGATTCGTTTGGCGGCTTGGCCCAGATCGGCTGGCTGTATCGTTTAAGATACTCCCATGCCACGTCCTTGGCCTGCTTCAGGTATGGCGCCAGATAAGCCGCTCGATAGTGGGGCTTGTCGGACACCACCGCATTGCGGATCATGTCATTGATGCAGGCCACGGTCTTACCGCAGCGCCTGTGAGCCACCCCGATGGCAAAGCGTTGCGTCCGGTTATGGAACGGCAGGAACACCCGGCGAGGGGCGTAGGGAATTACTCTGGTTTCGGCCAAGCGTAACCGCCCGTGAACCGAGGACGCCAGCGAAACACCCACCGCCCGTGCTCACGGCGAAACTGGAACACAATAGGCTCCGCGAACCTCTCAACCTTGCGAAGCTCGCTGCCAGTCCATCTGTAGCCGAGCAACGTCATTCGGGCTTGAGCCATGTGACAGTGAGAGCGCCGCCGTCAGGGCCGGAGACTTCCTGTTGCAGCTTGTCGCCGTATTTCTTCGGGTTCATCCGAGCAAGTGCCCACTTGCGTGTGTCAACGCGGAGGCGAGCCTTGGCAACGTGCGATTTTTGAGGCTCAACGTCGTCTGCAATGTCGAGCATATCATCGAACATACCAGCGGCACGTTCATCAATGGCTTTCGCGTAGTTGTCCGAGAAGTCTTTATGCTTTGTCAGCCAAAGGAACACAGACGACGACGACGGCATTGATTCTAATGCACAAATAGCCCGCAGCGATGAACCCGCAGCGAGCCTTGAGCAAATATCAGCCGCCAGTTCTGGCGTATAATCAGAGGGTCGGCCTAGACCGGCCATCTGCTAGTCTCCGTGGTTTGCGTCTAGCCTTATTGCCTTGGCGCGGGCTTAGAGCGTGGGGATGATGCCTTAGAGGGCTTGGCGGGTCAAGCGGCCAGATAGCCTTGCCCCGCATTCCACCAGCGGCCATCGGCGGACAGGCTGTCTTGTGTAGC